TTAATAACCCAATTTGCACGAAGCCTTTTTGTTGGCATACTCAAATAGGGGTGGAAAGCGAGCCTTGTTATATTGACGCAGAACTTCCCCCTTGCGCAAAATACACAACTAATCAAGTTTTAAATGCAATAGATAAAATAAATGAAAAAATTAACCTTTCAACAAACGGGTAGTTCAGAGCTTCAAGTACAAATCTTGAGAGCTATTTGCGGACACACACAAGACAAAAGCCTTATTGACCTTTGTTGCGGTTCTGCTCCACAAACCAGTCAATTAAAGTTTAGGCAAAAAACTTATGTGGATGCCGTAGATAGGAATATCCCAGATGGTAAAGTAATAGTAGCCAATGTTTTAGATTATTTAAAATCGGAAGCTATGTATTATGATATTTCAATTAGTACCGACACTATTGAGCATTTTAGGGATGCGGATGCAAAAGTTTTCCTAGAAAGGACTTCTAGGGTAGCAAAAAAGAATATATGGTTTACCCCTTTAGGTGAATTTTGTATGACGCTTGATCCAGAAAATAATGATCCAGACACGCACAAATCGGAATGGACGCCAGAAAAATTAGAAGAATTGTACCCCGATGAGTGGTCGTACCTCGTCTTCCCCAACTGGCATCCAACACTCCGTAATTCTAAAAATGAAATATTAGGAGCCTTTTTCTTTTTTAACGGGGATGATTTTGAAAGGGTCAAAAACGAATTGAGTAATTTGCTATAAATTATTTAACTTTGGTCAAAGCATTTTTTATGCCAAGACTTAGATTTAAAACAGCCGCTTGGTCTAGAAAGGAAGGCAAGGCAAAATCCGGTGGCCTTAATGAGAAAGGACGTGCTTCTTATAAGGCTGAAACAGGCGGAACCCTGAAGGCTCCCGTGAAGTCTGGAGACAACCCTCGCAGAGCCAGCTTCCTCGCCCGTATGGGTGGTATGCCCGGCCCTGAATATAAAGATGGAAAACCAACCCGCTTGCTACTTTCATTAAGAGCGTGGGGTGCATCATCAAAGGCAGACGCAAAAGCAAAAGCTAAAAATATTTCAGAACGCAATAAAAATAAATAAAATGCCACAACAATTACCAAAAGATAGACCTACGGCGGCCGATAGAAAAAGAGAAGCCGACCTAGTAAAAGCCCTTGAAGCGGAAGATTTTTATGGCAAGAAAAGGCCTAAGACTGGTAGTTATTTAACCAAAACTTATAAAACTGTTAAAATAAAACAAGAAGGGAAAATGCAGTCAGATAGGCCTACTGCTGCCGATAAGAAAAGAGAGGGAGATTTAGTAAAAGCCCTTGAAGCAGAAGATTTTTATGGCAAAAAGAAGCCAGTAGGTAAAATTCTAATTCCTAAAGCCGAAGCCGATAAGGTGAAAAAAGAGCTTATGGAAAAGGCAAATCAAGAAAGAGTAGATAAGTTGGCTAAAGATTACATCTCAAAAAAAAGAATGCAAAGCCCGTTGATAAAAGCTGCGGAATCTGCCAAAAAGCAGTAACTTTATACAAAACAAACAAACGCCTATGCTCGCGGTAGAGGGACGAGTTGTTATTAGCGTTGACTTAGAAAGCAAGAATAGCCATACCTTTTCGGATGGCACTAAGATTAGGCTAGAGAGAGAATATAACAACTTAAACCAAAGAGAAACAAAACCCGTTAATGCGACTGTTATTGACGGGGAAGATATACAGTCTGGCAGTCAAATCTTGATCCACCCAAATGTAACACACGACACATACAAGATTTTCGACAGGACCAGACTTTCTGGTGAGGTTGAAAGTAGTGATGTGAAATACTTTTCCGTTCCGATGGAGAAGTGTTACGCGTGGCTTGATGGAGAAACGTGGAAGCCGTTAAAAAACTTTGATTTTGGCCTTCGCGTTTATAGGCCATACGAGGGTTTTATTGAAGGGATTGAGCCTACGCTAATACCAGACGTTTTGTATGTAACAACGGGGGAGTTTAAGGGTTTGATAGTACATACCTTAAAGTCTTGCGATTACGAGATAATCTTTCAGGGTACTAATGGCCAAGAAGATAGGATTATTCGGTTCCGTCACTTCCCCTACGAAGACAACGAAAGAGAAGAGGTAATAGCAGTAAGAAACGATTTGACTGATTTGTATAACAACGGCAAACTACTTATTGGGCTAAGCCCGTCTACCGCAAAACCGATACAATGACAGACGCAGCAAAAAAAATTCTTGAAGACAGGATAGCCGAGCTTGAAAAAGAGCTTGAGGCTTACAGGAGCAATGGGGTTGAAAAGCTATTTTATAGCCTACAGCGAAAGGCAAACGAAATGGCCGACCTCTTAAATAGCGTTAACCTTAAAAACGTAAACATTGATGATGCCAAGGATAAAAGCTTTGAACGCATCTTCAAGATACTTGAAAAGAGTAGTGCGGTAAGTGAGTCAATAAAATCGCTACGCGAAAGCATTGGCTTTAAGAAGGAAGAGCAGAAAAAACCATTTCTTGATAGAATCGCAGACATAAGAGAATAATTATGGCAAAAGCAAAATCGGGCGGCACTAGCAGCAAGGTGGTCTTCTTTAAGAGTAAAGGAGGTAAAGCCCAAAAAGGAAGAAACAAGCACGACCGCAAGAGTCGGGTATATAGGGGTCAAGGAAGAAAACATTAATGACGACAGAGTTAATATATGGTACTCAATGTAGAATACCAGAACTTCCCCCACACGATAAAATTCTTAACTGGGACAAACCCAAGGAAGAACAGATGTGGGTCAGGGAAGAGCTGCCAGAATACTTTGACAAAGTAGAGTACACCAAGACGGGGGATCTTATACTTACCGAAGAACAAGAGGATTATGCGATAAGGGAGTTAGAGCGGTGCAAGAAAGGGATATGGGTTTTTATCTGCGGGAAGCCCTACTACATAACCAAGAAATACTATTTTTATCTTCAATGGTGGACGCTCGAAGACGGTTCGAGGCCCGAATACAGAGATTGCGATAGGAGGTATTTTACCTATTTAGAGCATTGGGAAAATGTGCCTTGGGCCTTGGGCGTAATAAGGAGTAAAAAGCGACGCGAGGGTGCATCTTCCCAAGCAACCTCAAATCTTGTCTACGAGGCTATCTTTTACAAGAACTCTAACTGCGGTCTAGTATCAAAGTCAAATGAGGACGGGAGGGCTACCTTTACGGAGATGGTGGCCTATGGCTATCGCCAGCTACCCGCTTTCTTAAAGCCCAAGCAAATCAACCGAGAGGATAGTGTCACAGAGCTTGTCTTTGCTCAAAAGGCTTCTAATGTGCGGGAGGGAAGTGCTGCCACCCAAAAAGAAGACGAGGGAAACAGGTCTAAGATTAACTACCGCGCTCCCGTACTAAATGCCTATGATCGAGGTCGTATGAGCCGACTACTACTGGACGAGTTTGGTAAACTGGAAAAAGAAATACAGGCATCCCAGCTTTTTGCGATTATATCCAAGACGCTTGTAAAGGGTGTTAAAAGAGTTGGTTTTGTGGAGATGCCCTCCACGGTCAACAAGCTTTCTAAGGGAGGTTCAGAGTTTAAGTTGTTGTGGGAAAACGCGGATTTGGGTAAGCGCTCCCCCACGATAAACCGCTTAGTAAGATACTTTAGCCCAGCCTATGACGGGTACGAGGGTTTTATAGACAAGTATGGATTCTCTGTCACAGATTCCCCGACACCCGAACAAAAAGAATATCTAGTAGAAAAGTGGGTAGTAAAAGACGAAGACGGAAATACGATATCGGAAATTAGCGAAGAGGATATAGACCTAGGCTCTAAGGCATATATTATTAAGAGGCGTGAGGGAAGAACTGGCGATGACCTTGAGGAAGAGATAAGGATGAACCCCTGCACGGAGGTAGAAGCCTTCATGTCGGCAAACGCAGACTGCATCTTCAATGTTGTAAACCTAAACGAGCAAGCTGAAAAGCTAAAAGAAAAACCTATCTATAAGCGTAAGGTGTTATTTTTCAGGGACGAGGTAACGCAATCGGTTCGCTGGAGAGATGCAGCGGAGTCGGAAAGCAACTTTTGCTGGGAGTTTGTGGGCGACCTAAAGCCAGCAGATGCCAATAAACATTACTGGGATACAGGCGTTAAAAAGCCCGGGAGAACAGATGTGGGGGTGATAGGGGTGGACGGATACTCTAACTCGCAGGGCGGAAAGAAGTACGGCTCCAAGGCTTCCGCTTGGGTTTATCTTAAATACGATATACGAGACCCAGAAAATACAGGACTATTTACCGCGCATCTTTACGGAAGACCGCAAGAAAAAGACGACCTACACAATCAGGTTATGCTCGCGGCAGAATATTTAGGATTTCAATGCTATTACGAATTTGTTGCTGACGACTACTATACCTATTTTAAGAATAGGGGTAAATTAGGCTACTTGGCAAAGTTCCCGCTTAATGCGATTGACCCGAATAAGAGGAAGGGCGCCGAAAGGCATTACGGGTTCCCAATTACCGACTTTGCTATGACGAAGCAGAACGACGCGATGATTAGTTACATTGAACACTATTGCGAAAAAATATACTGGTTAGAACTTATCGAAGACCTGAAAAGCTACGATCCCCAAAAACGTACACCGAGCGACCGAGCGGTCTCAGCTATGATAGCTCTTGTTGCAGGTCTTGAACCAATCTATAAGCCAGCACCTCCCCAGACACCATTGATTAAAGTTTACGCAAACGCCGCAAGATAGGAAAAATTTTTTTCATAAAATTTGACTATATTTGTTTCGGATAAAAATATTAAGATGCAGGATTACTCTGCTCAACCATTAAAGACGTTTCAGCTTGACCCTAAATTAACTATCAAGGAAAAATCTGATTGGGAATACGGGAAAAGGCTGGCGATTTATATTGATTCAACCATCAGGGGTGGTATCTCTAGTTATTTCTGGGTACGCAATGCTCGTTGGAGGACTAATCGCGGTTACGCGAATGGTCGTGTTCCGATGAGTAAGTTCCAAGATTTGCTTGAGTTTAACGGCAAAGTTAACTACCTAAATATTAATTGGCAATCAATCAATATAGTTAACCGAATTGTATCTGGCCTTGTTGGACGCTGGATGTCTCGTAGCGAAAAGATTAAAGTAACTGCGGTAGATAGTATATCTACGACTCAAAAACAAAAGGAGTACGAAGACCTTGAGTTTATTCTCGAAAACAGAGAAATGCTTGAGCGTTTGCAACAAGAGTCCGGTGTACCACTTCTTCCCGAAGACGAAAATCTACCAGAAGATAAAGAGGAGCTGAAGCTTTGGAAAATGCAATTCCAGCGTTTACCAGAAGAGATTGGTTACGAAATGGCTTGCAACGATGTTCTTGCGGCAAACGGCTGGTTTGATACCCTGAAAGAAAAAATGCTGCACGACAGCGCTGAAACAGGTTTTGTCGGCACCTATACTTGGATGGATGACCAAGGCGTAATTCACGTTGAATGGCTGAAGCCTGAGAATTGTTTTTACTCTTATTCAACCTATCCCGATTTTAGAGACACTACTTGGCGTGGCGTTGTTCGTACTTACAAGATTAGCGAGCTGCGTAGAAAGTACGGAGTAGAGTTTGGCGGTAAGGTTAGCGAAGAGGATTTGTTTAAGATGGCTCAGTTTTCTAAAGAGTTCCAGCTTTATGATAATATCACTTGGCTTACCGAGTGGAATGTTACCTTCCTTCGCCCTTATGACGAGTGGAATATTGATGTTATTGAGTTTGAGCTGAAGACAGTTGACAAAGACGACTATACCGTTGTAACGACTAAAAAGAATAAAAGCACAATCTTAAAGAAGGGAAGACCAGAAAAGATTGCCGAAAACGAAAAGCTTATTTCCGATACGAAGTGGAATATCTATCGCGGTGTTTATTGCCGACCCACCAATACTATGCTTGAGTGGGGGCTGAAGACCAATATGATTCGCCCGCAAGACCCAAAGGAGATTGGAAATTCGGAGTTCTCGTACACCTTTTATATGGTACAGAACTATGACATGACTTCCCTCGCCATCCCAGAAAAAATTCAAGAGCCAGTTGACCAGATGATTATTGCTCGTCTCAAGATGCAGCAGTTAGTAGCAAAGATGCGTCCTACTGGTTCGGCTATCAACTGGGATGCCCTACAAAATATTGATTACGGATTAGGAGACCAGAATAAAGGAATTGACGTTAAAAAGCTTTACGACCAGACTGGTGATATTTATTATCGCGGTAGGGATGCGGAGGGAAATGCCGTTCCTGTTCCTATTCAGGAGCTTTCTAATTCTGGGTTTTTAGCACAACTGCAAGGGCTTATTTTACTTTACGATAAGCACTACCAGATATTGAAGGATGAGTTAGGGGAAGACCCGAACCTCATAGCAGCCGCTATTCAGCCCCGCGTTGCCGTTTCTAACATTAATACCGCAGAGCAAGTAGCACAAAACGCTACCGACTACTTCTATTGGGCGTACACTAATTGTATGGCAGAAACCTCTAAGAAAGTAGCATCGCTTCTTAAGACGTCTGTGATGTACGGAGCAAGCGTGTACCGCGATATTGTCAAAGTTGACAACAACGAAATCGCTACTCGCATCTTTAATGCAAGAATACAGATGCTGCCCGATCAGTACGAGTTAGCTCGTTTTGAGGCAATGCTTAATCAGGCTCTCGCATCTTCCCCCGACCTAGTGCTCTTTGTTGACCCCTTCCAAATTATGCGAGTAGCAAAAGAGGATGTCAAGTTAGCAGAGGCCTTGTTCAGAAGAGCGCAAAAGAAAATGATTATCTATAATCAGACAAAAGCAGCCCAAAACCAAGAAGCAACAATTCAAGGTCAAATACAAGCTGCCCAAGTAGCCGAACAAGAAAAAAGAGCCACCAAGGAGCAAGAGGGTATGATAGATATGAAGCGTGCTGAAATGGCCGCCAATGCCCAAAACAAGACGGCCGTTCTTCAGATGGCAACTCAGGCTTACTTAAAGCACATGGAGACGGGACAGCCTATTCCTCCAGAAATCCAGCCTTTAATTCAGGCCGTAATGGAAAATGTAGCTTTATCGGCAGCCATATCTTCCCAAGAGAAACAAGAAGAAGTCCTTGCAAAAATGCAAATGGCAGCCGCTATGCAGCAGCAGATGGGTGCGGGGGAAGAAATGCCGCAAGGCGAAATGGCCCCTGAGGAGCAAATGATGCAAGAACAACAACCACAACTTCCCCAACAATAAAATAAAAAATATATGCCCACAGTAACAGTAACAAATAGAAAAGCATCACAAGCCTTACGAGGCGAAGATGTCGTTGTAACACTCAACGCAGCCGACCAACCCAATCTGGCAAGCATCCTACCCGGACAAGCTTGCTCTATCTCTGGAGTAGCGGTATACGGAACAATCGCCCGTGTAGATAGTTACGGCATCAGCTTCGAGGTATCACCCTTGCAGCCTAATCTTGATTTTGCTTCACCAAGCCAGCCCGGTTATTTGGCCTCTGGCGCATCAATCGTAATCACAACCTAAAATAAATAATATGTCAGTTCAAATAGTATTAGACGTTACAGCAGACTTCAATGCTGATTCCAAGGTACAGCTCGACACAGGCGGCTTTGACTACGCTATCGTTCAGTTGGTAAGCCCAAGCGGTACCGTTGACTTTAAGCACACCAACGATGCTGGAGATGTAGAAGGCGTATCCGACGGATCGGCCGTTTCAGCAACAAATTTTGTGGCTGTTCAGGGAACAAACCTTGCTTCTGGGACTGCCGTGACTTCCCTCGCAGCATCAGGACTTGTTCGCTTTGGATACATCGGACGCTTCCTTCAGCTTTCTGGAACCTCTGTAACCGTTACAAAAGCGCTTGTACGACTCTACAAAATCTGTTAAAAGATGAAAAGGAAAATTGTAAAACTCAAGGTAAAAAAGAAGGGCCAGAAGCCTATTGAGTTCAAGGCGGGCGCACTTCGCGCTCAACTTGGGGTCAAGAAGGATGAGAAAATCCCTGCTGGTAAGATGAAGGCAGCGGAAGAGGGCAAGATGGGCCCCTTGGCTAAAAAGCGTGCATTATTTAAGAAAAACGTATTAACTGGTAAGAAATGAAAGAAATGATTAAAAGAGCGGACGGAAGCTATTCTCAGAGAGGTCTCTGGGATAACTTGAGAAGGAAAGCAGAAGAAAATAAGCGTACTGGTGCTAAGCCAGAAGCTCCTACTCAAGCAATGCTCAAGCAAGAGAAAAAAATTAAGTTAAAAACTAAAAAGAAAAAATAATGGCAATTACAGCTAAAATCAGAATGTCTGGGGAAGAGGCGAAAGCCAAGACTTCCCTCACACCCGAAGAAATCCGTGATAGACTCTTTTACTTTCACGACGCAGCACACGAATTTCATCAGCAAACAAAAGGCGGGTGGGAACACGACGCTCTCGGTAAGCTGTATGAAGGCTTAGAGGACTTTTCTGACGATATCCCAGAAAAAATGATGGGCTATATGGATGGAAAGCGTCTTGGGCCGCTGAACAGAATTGCCACTCCTAAATATGGTGGTCACGAATCATCCGTAAAGCTCGTTAAAGAGTTAATGGATTTTTCTTATGACCTATACGAATTTGCTTGTGAGAAAAAATTGCTTGACATAGAAAATAGGTCTCAAGAGCTTTCTGGTCTTGCCGCAAAGACAATCTATCGCTTGACTTTAAGTTAATTTATATTTTATTAGTAAAGCTAAAAGTTTACACAATCCGGGAAAAAGTAAAGATTATTAACCTAACATATATATATGTCAGAAACAACAACAAACACACCGCAAGAAAATGTACAAGAATCTGTACAGCAAAACGTACAGACATTTAACCCTTTTTCAGACAGCTCTTGGTCGCCTACTCCCGACTTTGCTAACAACCCTGCTCCCGAGCAGGTGCAGCAGCAAGAGGGTGCCACATCTTCCCCCGACACACAAGAAGAATACGAAGAAGAAATTGTCGATGCAGACGAGTGGCTAAAAACACAATTTGGATGGGAGAACGCAGATACCGCCAAAGCAGAAATAGAAGAACTCCGTAAGCTTCGCGAAGGCGCATCTTCCCAAGCAGAAATAGAATTTGCCAACGAACAAAGCGCCAAGTTTTTTAAGCTCCTACAAGAGGGAAAAGAGGATGACATCTATTCATTCCTAGAAAACAAAAAGAAATTTGACAGACTTTCGTCTATCACAGACTTAGACTCAAGATCGGCTGCCGAGATTATCAAGCTCAATATGCAGCAGAAGTACAAGGACTTAACCCCTTCCGAAATTGAGTACAAGTTTAACAAACAATTTTCTGTTCCCAGTAAACCCAATCAGGGCGATATGGAAACAGATGAAGAATATCAAGAACGACTCCAGAACTGGGAGGCAAAAGCCAAGGACATTGAAACAGAAATGTTCATCGAGGCCAAGCTTGCCAAGCCCGAACTGGAGAAGTTCAAAAACGAGCTGGTTCTTCCTGACGTACAATTTGAAAATGAATCTAAGGACTACGAGCCGACCCAAGAGGAATTGGAGGCCCAAGCAGAACTGATGAATCAATTCAAAGAGTCCGCGAAAGCTGCGCTATCTTCCTTTGATGGCTTTAATGTATCGGTAAAAGACGAAGAAGTTGAAATACCGCTATCTTATGCCGTTTCGGATGAAGAGAAAAACGCAGTCGCTTCGCAGTTGGACCGATTTGCAGATGCAAACTTTGACGCTAATGTGGTATTGGCTGAAAGGTGGCTAAAAGAAGATGGGAAAGGTGGTTATCAATTAAATACCAATCAAATTATCCGCGACTTAACTTTATTACAAAGTGATGGTAAAATGAACCAGAAGTTTGTCAATGATGCGGCATCCAAGCGATTGACCGAATACATCAAAAAGACAAGTAACGTAAGCGTGACTTCCCAGACAGCCCAATCAACCTTCAATCCATCCACTAAATCAGAACTGGATAAGCAAATCGAATACATCTGGAAGAACTCGTAGAACAATTAACATTAACAATTAAATTTTAAGACAATGGCTCTTGGAATCCCTACCTCGAATATACTCCAACCCGGTAATATTAGTATCGCGGGTGGCGTAACGAGACAACTGGTGTCCGACCTTCAACTATTGACACCACAGTACTACAAAAACTACGTTGAAAAATATGGTAGCGAAGACTTCACTTGGTGGCTTGCTACCTATGCTGGCATGGAAGAGGTTAAAAACCGTGACTACTTCTGGTTTGAAAACCGTGGTAAATTGATCACTGGTATCCAATCAGCTGCTAACGTAGCTGCTTCTGCTGGTGCAACTATCACCCTTACGCTGGCTGCTGGTTATCACTACAACAGCGGAACTCAGGCTCCTCTGCGCCCCGGTGAAACTGTTCGTGTAGCTTCAACTAACGTAGAAGGTCAAATCTTGGCAATCACAGGAACTACTCCTAATGCCTTTACCTTCACCGTTCGTCCCAAGATCTCTACCGAATCTCTGGCTTCTGCTGGTAGCGGAAGTTTCCTTGCTACTGATACCCTGATCTTCGGTGGTATCATGGATGCTGGTGAGGCTTCTAACACTAATCAGCCTATGATTCAGTTGGACGAGAAGTACACCAACACCATTACCGAAATGCGTGAGACTTTCTCAGCAACTGACCTCGCCGAAATGACCGAAGTGTACTACACAGGTGGTTTCTCTGGTGACGTTCCTGCTGGTGGAGCTCAAGCCGGGACTTCCCTCTTCACCCTGAAAGGACTTGTTAAGTCAAACATCCGTTTCAAGGACGACGTAGAGATGAAGTTGATGCGTGGTAACATCGTAAACAACTCAGGTCTTAGCACCTCTACTTCAGTAGGTTCTGAGGGTATCATCCCCAAAGTACTCGCTGACGGAGAAACAGTTGGTTACACCCCCGGAAACTTGGATATCGCCAAGATCCACGAAATCACTCGTATCATGGACGTAAATGGTTGCGTATCTGAAAACCTCTGGTTGCAAGATATCTTCCAAAACCAAAACTTCTCTGACGGATTGTTCGCCGCTTACCCTGCTGGTGCTTGGGTATGGGGTAGCAACGAAAAGTCTGAAGAGGCCGCTATCAACTACGGTTGTAAATCAATCCAAATCGATGGCTACCACTTCAAGGTGAAGAAGTATCGTCCATTCAATACCGAATTCTTGACTGGAGTAACTCCTAACACAGACTTCTTCCGTAACTTCGGAATGATCTGCCCTCAAGGAGAAACTCGCGACGCTAAAGACGCGAGCAAGCTCTACAAGAACATTACAATCATGTACCAACAACCCCCTAAGGGTGGTACTATTGGTAACGGTATTCGTGTTTGGCAATGGGGTGGTGGTTCTCAGAATCCCACAACAGGTCAAATGAACGATAACGTGGAGATGATTACCTATCGGGGCTCAAGAGTTGCAGCCGCGAACCAGTTCGTCATCGTACAAGCTTCTTAATTGAGGCAAAAAATAAAAGGGGGTGGGGCGACCCACCCCCTTCTTTAAAAAACCGCCCGCGTATTGCGGGGCGTGCAGCTTAAATGGTAAACAATTAAATTAAAATTAAAATGGCAAAATTATCAGATGTTCAGTTTTCGCTTAGAGGCGAACAGAAAAACACAGAAGCTCTTTCTTTAGGGGAACAAGAATTGGTAACGGAATTAAGACAGCAAAGCGAGGGAGGGGTGAAGTATCACATCTTTAAGTTAATTAATAGAACAAGAAGAGGTGGTGTTCATGTTCCGGGAATTGATGACGTTATCAATCCAGCGACAGGTAAAATGGAGCGCGTCAGACTGCTTTCAGGAGTTGATACTATTTGGGTGAAAGAGCAAAAGGATATTACACCCGAGTATGTAAGAAACAACCTGCGTAGCCTTCAGTTTGTGAGAGGTACCAAGATACTGCGTATCCCAGAATGGGACACGACAGCCCTTGAGTTCGCTCGCATTACAAGGCATAACGTAGGTAGTGCAAGTAATAAAACAGGAAGCCAGTTTGAGTTTTACGAGTACGATCCAGCAAGAGAGCAAGAAGAACTCTTTAAGAGAGAAGCCCTTGAGCTTGAGATGGCGATACTTGCAAAAGAAATGCCTTCCGATAAAATGCGTAAGCATTCCGCTTTCTTGGGTTTGCGATTGATTGATGACCTCGGTATGCCCAAGACTGATGATGGACTGCGCAGGGAATATATGGTATACGCAAAACGTAACCCAGACTATTTCCAAAAGACAAAAGATTCGAGAGAAATTGATATTATGTGGCTGATTAAAAGAGCAATTCTTGATTCTAAGATTGAGATTGGTCGGGAGCCGGGGAAGATATACTGGTCAAACGGCGGCGGTCTGATTGGCGTTATGTCAAAGCAGGACACCCCTGAAAAGTATCTCCTAAACTTGGCGCTGACAAATTCTCAGGACGGAGAGGCGTTCAGAGATCAGTTACAAAAGACCGCATAAAAAAATAAAAGATGGCGTACAATATTAATGATGTATACAAGATAGTCCTTTATGCCGTAAGCAAAAACCTACAACAAGGTTACGTTAGCCCAGAGGACTTTAACAACTCTATTAATATAGCTCAAAAAAGCTATGTCGCCTATCTTTTAGGTAATTTTCAGCAGTATCAACCGGGACGCCCTGTCGCACGCATTGAGTTTGGCCAAAATGCAGTGGTGCGGCAGAGGCTCACCCCGATTATTTACGAAACATGGCTTTCTGTTGACGGTAGCGGATATTCCCCCTACCCAAGCGCAGCCTCTCAGCTACCAAGCGGTGGGGCCTATATGCAAACAGATGCAATGTGGAGTGCCTACGGGTACGAAAGAATTAGAGAAGTACAGCAGCACTACTTCTACTCAATTTACAATAGCGTAATTGACCCGATAGATAGCTGGCCTGTTTATATGTTGAGAAACAACGGCTTTCAGTTTGCACCCTTCGGCATTGGTCAAGCGAGAATAAGCTATATCATAGAACCACCCAATATGGTGTGGGGCTATACGCTTGACGGAAACGGCGTTCCTGTTTATAGCGCAGCCAATAGTGTGCAGCCTGTCTGGGACGATGTGTCGATTATGGAAATTATTGCTCGCGCATTACGATTAATTGGCGTAAATTTACAGTACAATGATGTGGCGGCATACGCTAATCAAATTCAGTTTCAAGGGCAGTAATAAAGGATAGAAAATGGCAAGTCAAATTCAGGCAACTGCTTACCAAATAGATGGAAGTCCATTGGTTGATCCAATTCAGGTTTCTTTTCTTACAAGTGATCTCTTGATTAAAGAAGCTACACTTCCTCTTTTTGCAAGCGTAAATGCGGCTATTTTTTACTACCCAGTTACAAGCAATAAGTTGCAGGCTCAAGTTTTTTACGTATCCGAAACACTTACCGATTTATTAACAGCAGCAAATGTTGGTTCAACTAGCCAAGTGCAGGCAACTGTTATTGAAATAGATAAAGACCCACAAATTCCCGCAGGCGTACAATACACCTTCCCAGTAAATAATATAGCTATCTGGGAATACATAGATATTGCCGCTGGAGTGAATTCAAATATCCAATATAAAAATAAAACATATTCCGTGGCAGAAACTATATCCAGCTTGGTGGCTGCTTCTAACATTAGTAGCCCGGTTGAAGTGACTATATCCCCAACGCAATTAGATGCTTTTGGGCGTTTAAGAGTTTCTAATCCATTTACATTATTTGATTCTAGCCATAGATTTGATGACAATGACTTGTGGTCTACGGCAACAGCTACTGGCGGTACAGCCGTATTTAATTCAAATCAGGGCCTTGTTGATATAAATGTTACGGCAGCATCTGGATCTTCTGTTACAAGAGAAACAATAAAAGTTTTTTCTTATCAGCCGGGAAAGTCGCTTCTTGTAATGAACACATTTGTAATGAATGCCCCTAAGGCAGGACTTACTCAGCGTGTTGGGTATTATGGAGCCAGTAATGGTTTTTATTTAGAACAAGCAAATAGTAGTATATCTTTTGTAGAAAGAAGTATCGTTACTGGCTCTTTAGTAAATACTCCTGTTTTACAAGCTAATTGGAACGGAGATAAGTTAGATGGTACAGGTGCTTCTGGATATACGCTTGATTTGACAAAGGCTCAGATTTATTGGATGGACGTTGAATGGCTAGGTGTTGGTTCTGTTCGTATGGGATTTGTAATTAATGGTCAGTTTATCATCTGTCATACATTTAACCACGCAAATCTTATTACTAGCACATACATTACAAGCGCATCATTGCCGCTTCGTTGTGAAGTATTTAATACAACTGCGACATCTGGAGCTAGCACGTTAAAGCAAATTTGTTCTACTGTCATATCTGAGGGCGGATATGAACTTCGTGGATCGCAGCAAGCAATTAGTACACCTATCACTACTGCAAGAACTTTTGCTGTAGCTGGTACTTATTACCCAATTGTGAGTATAAGACTTCAATCTACAAGACTTGATGCTATTGTAATTGCAACAGCTATTTCTTTTCTAGGAATAGGTAATGGTAAAAACTACCAATGGAGAATAGTTAATGGTGCTATAACTACTGGAGGTAGTTGGCTAAATGCTCCGGGCGATTCTTCTGTAGAATATAACCTTACAGGAAGTAGTGCAACTGGTGGTAGGATTTTGGCTAGCGGATTTGTAAATTCTTCTAACCAAGGTTCTCCTTCACTTAATATTCTCAAAGAAGCTTTGTTTGCTAATCAGTTAGAAAGAAACGCGTTAACTGGAGTAGCTTTTGAGCTTACATTTGAGGTAGCTGTAGGCACAACATCTGGAGGCGAAGGCGCATTTGCTTCTATAGACTGGGAAGAAATAAGTAGATAAAATAAATTAAAAAATGACAAGGGCGCAACTAATAGAGCAAATTCTAAGACAAGTCTACGGAGGATACGTCCAAGAGGATTCTTCTATTACTCCGATGCTTGTCAATCAGTATATTGATCAGGGCATAGCCGTAGCGGCAAGAACAAACTATACAGACAATCTAAAACTGGAGGGTATCAGCTTTGTTAACAATAGCTTTTATACTACTTTTAAGAACTTGGTTGCAGTCAGAGACGAAAGAAACCTCTGGAAGATAACTCTTCCCCAAGTTCCCGTAGGGATAGGATATAGTGAGGGAATATCTACCGTTCAGTTTAAAGACGACCAAGGCGTGATATCACAGCCGTGTATTCCCCTTACACAAAATCAAAAAACGTATTTTCAGAGCATGCCTCATATCCCAAGCAAGACCTTATTCTATAGCGAGGGAGACAAGGTATTTGTTATTAGCAATCTAATCTTGAGCAACTATACTGCCAGCGTAACAATGGTGAGCGGTGGACTATCTTCAAGCCTAAATAGTGTACTAACCGTTCCCTCCGACTATATGCCTGTTATCATTCAGTATGTGCAACAGCAGTTGTTGCTTATGAAATCAAGACCTCAAGATTTAGTAAACGATGGCTCTGATTTAACAGTAAACTAATTATATGCAGCCAATACGTAACCAAATACTTATCAAGCCCTTCCCTCCAGATGAAATTTCTGAGGGCGGCATAGTAGTGCCTGAATCAGCAAGAAAAGAAAGCAATAAGGTTACTATTATTGCTGTGGGAAGAGGTAGTAGAGAAAAGAAGATGAAGCTTAAGCCCGGGCAAGTAGCGTACCGAATTAAGGATTGGGGAACACCTGTAGATGTAGAAGGGGAAAGGCATTATTTGTTGGAAGACGCTGCAATACTGGCGACTGAATAAAAATGTAAGGGGAAGATATGGCAACACAAAATAGACAATGGGTAACAATAGATGAGGCAATCACCGATTACCTCACAGAGTCGGAGCAAGGCAACCACAAGTATTTTAAATGCTGGAACTTGGCTTATAGGGCTTCTGTTGAACTAGGCCTTGACTTCTTTTATAGCGTTAAGTCAGTCAAGCTCCCCGTCAACGCCAACCTTACGGTAACACTTCCCGAAGACTACCTAAACTACACCAAGGTAGGCATCCTAAACAACGAAGGTGCTATCATCCCCTTGCAGGTTAACAATAACCTGACTACCGCCTTTGATATGCAACCCAATCGCCTTGCCCAAACACAAGACCCCTCCATCGTGACAGGCTATAGCCCACAAGGAATTGTCTGGTGGAACTTCTGGAACGGCTACGGACTAAGCAACCTATACGGACTGCCCAGCGGTTCACCCTTCGTCGGGTCGTTCAAGATTGACAACAAGAATGGAGTTATCGTACTAGACGAATACTACGAATTTGAATATGTGATGCTGGAGTATATAGCCTCACCCGTTTCTGGTGGAGAATACTTTGTACCCATCCAGTTCAAGGAGGCGGTTATCGCCTATCTAAGATGGAAAGACCTAATCAGCTTACCACCCTCTCGCAGGGGAAGTCTTGGCGATAAAAGAGACAGAAGAGCAGAATATTATAACGAAAGAAGAATTGCTATCGCCAGATATGACGCGGTGAAGCTTTCCGACCTCTATGAGTGGAACCTTGTATCGCAAAGAATGGCAGTAAAATCGTAATAAGAAATGATTGACGTAAAAAGATTTTCAGGGGTAATGAATTTAGATGACAAGCCCGAGAACATTCTCGCCCCTCAGCATATCGACGCTAAGAACTTGCGCTTTTACGGAGGTCAAAATGGGTTAACTGCGGAGAATGTAAAGGGAAATTATCTTATTCCTAACTCATCACTTCCCACAGCAGGAGACAATATCTGCATCGGTTCATACTTTGATCAAGTCAATCAACTTATTTACTTTTTTAATTACAATAGTCAGGGAAATCACGGCATCTATCAATTAAACGTAGATAGCGAGACAATTACAAAAGTTTTTCTTTGCAATACCGATAGCTTAACCGATGTTCTAAATTTTGACGCTAACCATCCCGTCCATTCTGTGGCGCTAGTGTACCGAGACGAAGGTCAAGGGAATTTATTATATTGGACTGACGAAGTTAATCCGCCTAAGTACCTGAATGTCGATACCGTATCTTCCCTCGCACCCTTCACATCTGATATGTTAACGGCAGCTAAAAATGCGCCACTAACCCCTCCCCTTACAGAATACGGAAGCGACACAAGAGTTACTACCAATAACCTAAGAAAGAAGTTGTTTAGGTTTTCTTATAGATGGGTTTATGAAAATGGAGAAAAATCAACCTTTTCTCCTATATCAAAGATAGCCCTTCCAGTAAATGGGTTTTCTCCAAACGTATCCAATAACGCTACCCAAAATAACTACATTGAAGTAGAGGTTTATTCAGGTGGCGTGGATTGTAAATCAATAGAAATTGTTGGTCAAGTAAATGTAAACAATACGTGGAGTGATTTCTTCGAAATAGATAGCATAAATCTAGAGCAATATCAACTACCGCCTAATTCAGCCTTCGTATATAATTTTTTTAATAACGGAGCTTATGTAACCGTTCCCGCGGTAGAGACCGATTTGTATTTTAGCTACTTACCAGACCTTGCCAATACGCTCGAACTCTTAAATGGTAATACATTAATTTATGGAGGTATTACAGAAGGTTATGATGCTATTGCGCGGGAAGATGTGGATGTCACCGTAACTACTGGAGTAGGCAACCCAAATACGCCGGGTATATCTTTTTCATATACGGGACCAAATTCTTTTATTGTTATCATAGGAAGTACGATTAGTGCAGGTGCGCAGTATACCGTTTATTTTACTTACAATTCCGGAACCGCGGGTGATTCATCTCCTAGAAACGTAACCTACACAACGGCTGGTGGCGATACAATAGACGATGTTGTAGCTGGCCTAAAGGCCCTTATACAGGGTACTAACATATCAGTAGATGATTTTGGCACTTCTGGAGTATTTCGGGTATTTACGTCAACGGGAGCTGGAACTATCACGAATGTAGCTGTAAGCGTATCAACCGCGGGCACTGAGGTAGCGCAAGCTTCTTGGAAGTGGAATTGCCCTCAAAGATTAGGGTTAGTTTATTTTGATGAATTTGGAAAAACAAACGGAGTGGTATCTTTTGTAGGCGATCCCATAGATACAAATGATTTTGCGGTAACTACTCCTGTCTTTTCTGTTGCATCCAATATAATACAGGTACCTTTTGTATCCGCCTCTATAAATCACACCCCTCCAGATTGGGCGGTCTCGTATCAATGGGTTAGAGCCGATCTAAAACCCAATAACTTTTTATACTGGGTTACCAATGATTATCTTGATCCGGGTGATGGATTTTTGTATTTTGGAATCCAAAACCTTACTTATCAACAAACGCAAAACACCGGTTTTGTACCCGGCTATGAATTCAATGAGGGTGACAGGGTAAGGGTAATTGCAGCTTATTCAGGGGGAAATTTTGTTCCTTACGTTAGTGGAACTGGGGCCTCACTCCAGTTGGATATGGAAATTCTTGGTACCGCAACCAAGGCAATGACTGCACCCAATACAGGTAGTGGTACGTTTTTAAAAGTAACCAAGCCCTCTACGCTTCCCGCTTCCTTTACGGATATAACTAAGCTCATTGAAATATACACTCCTAAACCCGTGGTGTCAGACGAAGGGCAATTCTTTTATGAGTTTGGCGAAAAGTACGATATATATACACAAGGAGGCGTAAGATACCATAAAGGACAGACTGGAGACCAAACCTCCGCCAACCCCGCCACGTTTCAATGGTTTGAGGGTGATGTCTATTATAGGGAAAGGGGGTGGTTTATCAGTAATGCAGCCACCTCTGTTACCACCGAGTATTTTATGGACGCCAATTACAACGACTACTTCCCCAGCGCAGTAAATTCCAACGGAAGGGCGTGGACTATCAATCCAGACGCCCAAACCATTTATAATCAGGCGATGGTTAGGTGGGGAGGAATGTATGAGCAAGGAACCGATATTAACCAGCTAAACATATTTAGGCCAGCCGATTTTGACGAGGTAGATAGGTCAAGAGGCCCTATTCGACGAATGATGGTAGAGGATAGGACGCTTTACTTATATCAAGAAAGGGGAGTAGGGGTGTACGGAATCTATGCGAAGTATCTTCAGGACACCGCTGGACAGGCCGTAGTTACAACCACAAATGTTATTATTACAACTAATAATGTTAGATATCTTGTGGGAATGTATGGCCTTGGAGATCAGCCAACAAGTCTTGTCAGAAGCAAGGGTTCGCACTATTTTGTAGATCCGGTAAGGGGGTATCAAGTAAGAAGGGCGGCAGACGGCTTAACGCCAATTTCTGAGCTTTACAAGGGTCAGTTTTACATAAGAGACCTACTTACTCCCTATAATAAAAATTACGAAACGCCAGCCCTTTACAAGTCTAAGATACTTGGCACATACAATTACTTTGATGAAGAATATATCTGCTCCTTGCAGGGCGGTAGCCTTTATCCTTCAAATAGACTAAGGACAGTTTC